ATGCCGGAATCAACGGGGTTAAGGAATATGCAGCCGGAACGGTTGGCGCAATCGAACAAGCCATTGCCAAGAAACAAGAAGCCTTGAAAGACTTGAAGCCGGACACAAAGGAATACAACGATGCAGTTGCCGAAATCAACAAAATGCGCAAGCAGATTGAGACCAAGACAACCACATCCGGCGGCGGTTCGTCATCCGACAAGAAAGACCCGTTCCTTGAAAAACTGAAAGCCCGCAAAGCCGAATATCAACGATTCTTGAAGTGGATAAATTCGGGCGATGAAGTTCTTGTCAAAGCCGCGAACACGGAGTTCAAGGGGCTATTGGCCGAGGGTTCGACATATATTGACTACTTGAAGAACCAACGCGACAAAATCCTTTCCATCGGCGTTGACCAACGCACAAAGGAACAGACGGCCAACTTGCGGGCATTAAACGATGCCATTGCCGAGGAAACAAAGAAAACCGTCCTTGAAGCGTTCAACGAAGAATTGTCAACGCAATTGTCAAACGCCCGGTCGGTTCTTGAAATCCTTTCCATCATCGAGCAGCGGCGCAAGGCATTGGAGAACGACACAACCGAACTTGGCCGGGAGAAAGGCGAAGCCCTTGACAAAGCAGAGAAAGAAGCCCTTGCCCGCCAAAAGCAGGAAACGGACGAACTTCTTGAACAATATGCCGGGTATCTTGACCGCAAAATCAAGTTGGAAATGCAATACAATGACGACTTGAAGTTGTTGCAGAAACGCCGGGCGGAAGCAACGACCGATGCCGAACGTGCATCCATTGACGCGGCCATCGGGAACAGAACGGCCAAGTACAATCGTGACATGCAGAGTTCCGGCGATGCTGATTATGATCAATTGCGCGAACAATATCAGAACTACCAACAAAAGGTGACGCAGATTCGCCAAGACTATGAAGAAAAACGGCGCATTGCAACACTTCACAACGACCAAGCGATGCTTGCACAACTTGCCCAAGCGGAGGCGAACGAACTTTCAAAACTTGCCAACGAGCAATTGACGGGTTCGATTGATTGGCAACGTCTGTTTGGCAACCTTGACGAACTTTCGACAAAGACCATCAACGGCCTAATCGAGAAAATAAACGCCAAGAAGATAGAGTTTTCCGGGCAATTCAGCCCGCAAGACTTGCAAGCCATCAACGAACAACTTGAAAAGGCGCGTCAAGAAGTGGAATCCCGCAACCCGTTCAAGGCACTTGGCAACGCTTATGAACGTTTGCGCGAACAATTGCGCAACCAAAAGTTGCTTGATGACAATGACCCGTTCGTGCAGGAATTGAACGCCAAGCGCGAAGAATATGACAAGTACGCCCAATATATCCAATCGGGCGATGAAACGCTTGTCAAGGGCGCGGACGTGGCCTTTTCCGACCTTTTGAAAGAGGGTTCGACCTATCTTGACTATTTGCGCCGCAAGAAAGAGGAATTGCAGGGCAAAATCGACATGGGGATTGATGTCGGCAATTCAATGGAAGTGTTGGATGCAGCAATCAGTCAAGCCGAATCCGGCAAGTCCGCGTCCGACATGATGCGTGAATCGTTGAAGAATACCTTTTCAAGCGTTTCTTCATCACTTGATTTCGTCAAGGGCGCATTCGATGCCGTCACCGGGTCGCTTGACAAGTTCGGATTTGAAATGGACGAAGAAAGCCAAGCAATATTGAACGACATCGGCGGCATGATTGAGGGCGCAAGCCAACTTTCGCAGGGTATCGCAACGGGCAACCCGCTTTCGGTCATCCAAGGAAGCATCGGTTTGTTGTCAAGTGCTTTCGACTTGTTCAATTCGCGCGACCGCAAGGCGCAAAGATCAATCAAGAAGCACAAAGAGGAAATCGAACGCCTTGAAAATGCTTACAAACAACTTGAATGGCAGATTGGCCGGGCATTGGGCGGCGAAGTCTATGCCAACCAACAAGCGGCCATCCGCAACATGCAGAAGCAGCAACAAGAATTGCGCGGCATGATTGAGGATGAAAAGTCGAAGAAAAAGACCGATTGGGGCGACATCCGCAAATATGAAGAACAGATTGCCGAACTTGACCGCAACATCCAAGACATGCTTGACGAAATCGCCAAGGACATCTTGCAGACAACGGCAAAGGATATGGCGAACGAACTTGGCGATGCCTTGGTTGAAGCGTTCGGCAAGGGCGAAGATGCGGCGCAAGCGTTTGAAAAGACCGTGAACGATGTCTTGAAGAACGCCGTCTTGAATCAGTTGAAGAAAAACTTCTTGGAAAAGCAATTGCAAGGTGCGCTTGATCAACTTGAAAAGTCGATGGGCTATTGGAACGGCGACAACTTCATCTTTGACGGGCTGACGGACTACGAAATCAACCAATTCAAAAGCCGGGTGCAGGGAATCGCCAACACGTTCAATCAAGCGATGGGCGCATATTCCGACATTTTCAAGGATTTAGACCTTGGAGAAAAAGAGGATGACACGTTGACGGGCGCGGTCAAGGGCGTGTCCGAGGAAACGGCAAGCATCATCGGCGGACAGATGAACGCGATTCGCTTGAACCAAGTCGAGGTTGCAACCATCTTGCGCCAACAACTTTCGGTCTTGTCGGCAATCCAACGCAATACATCATACAATTTCCATCTTGGCAAGTTGACCCGGATTCTTGAAATCCTTGAAGCCAACAACGGCAACGACACGAACCGGGCAAACGGCTTGGCCTAAAACAGATATACGACATGGAGAAATTCGCAAAACAAATCCAAAAAGAAGCCCTTGCCCTTGGCGCGTGTTCGCCGGGCATGGGTGACTTGTTGAACGCGGGCGATAACAAGCCCGCATTGGTTCAACTCTACTTGAAGAAACTTGAATTTTGCCTTGAAAATGATTTCCCATCCAATGACTTCATGCGGGAACATGGCAAGGGCATCATGGAAAGTTTCGGCATTTTCCTTGATGATAGAATCAACTTGACGAACTATCGCAAATGCGTTGCACTTGGCAAGACATCCGGGGTTGTCGTTGTCACGTCATACAATGTTTGTCAGATATACGTCAAGCATCATTCGGAATTGAAGATTGAAGCATCGGACAACGCCTTTGTCATGGTGTATATGTACGATGATTCGCAAGTAACCGTCCATGCACAAGGCCGGGCAAAGGTGCATGTCAACCGATACGGCGGCAAGATAGCCACCGCCAAGGACGGGCAAGCGGTTGTCAAGGTAGTCGAAAAAACAATAAACAAGAAATAACATGGAAGCAAGTGATTTGATTCTGAATTTGCCTTTCGATGAACAGAACGGTTCTGCAAAGGCTTTCGATTATAGCCAATCCCGTGCGGATGGCATCGTTGACGGGGCATCGTTCGTGTCCGGCAACAACGGAAATGCAATTCAGTTCTTGGGCGGCAATGAAACGTGCGAACTTGAAAAGGAAATCATTTCATCCCTTGGCGGCAATTTGACCATCATGGCAAACATGCGTGTTGTGGAGATTGCAGCCGGGACACCGAAACAAGCCATTTGGGTTGTGAACTTCCAAGGTGTCAAGAACTTCATCGAAGTTCCCATCATCGTGAACCCCGGTTCGTGGTATTCCCTTGCGATGACCAAGCACGGGAATGTATATGATTTCTATGTCAATTCGCAGTTGATTAAGTCCGTGACGCGAAGCGGTACACCAACGGGCATCGCCTTGAATCAAGATTTCTACGGCGGCGATTGCTACGGACTTGCACTTCTTGACGATGTGAAGATATACAAGATTGCATTGTCGCAAGAAGAAATCATCAACGAGACATCGCAATCGACAAGCATGACATATCTTCTTGACGGCGTGAACTTCAAGGACTATGGCGTGTATGTTGCCGGGTCGGAGGGTGTTGTTGACCGCCCAAAACTGAAAAACCCCTATTCTATCAATTGGGACAACTATCATGGCGAGACCGTGGACTTGAATCACAAGTTCTTTGAACCCCGCGAAATCACCCTTGATTGCTTTATCAAGGCACAAACAAAGAATGACTTCATCATTCAGTTGTCGCAGTTCATGCAGCAGTTCGACAAAAAGGGAACACAGCGTCTTGTCATCAATGTTCACCCCGTGAAGCCATTGATTTACGAAGTATATTGCAAGGATGCGGTCGCCGTGTCGAAAGTGTGGAACAATCAATTGATGGTCGGGACGTTCAAAATCAAGTTGACAGAACCCGAACCCGTGAAGCGTATCTTGAAGCACATCCGCGTTTCTGACGCAACGAAGAATTGTGTCGTGACGTTGCAGTCGATGAAGTACGTCAACATATATTGGGGCGATGGAAAAGTTGACTTTGACGTTGCCGGGGATAGTGACACACACACCATCACGCACACATACGAAGAAAACGGCGAATATTTCCCGGTCATCACGGGTTGCATTGACGAAATCAACGAATTTGAAACAAACGCAATCATTGTATGGAACAAATTATAATGACGCGGCCAAATGGCGACCGTGCGCCCATTGCTTCAAGGCGCACGGCCACCGCCATCAAGTCGGCAACGCAGACATGGAACTTGAATGCAGACGAAACGGTTGTCATAACCGTTGAATCGCCGTTCCCGCAGCAATACGAAATCGGGGACAAGATAACCGTGTTCGGGCGTGACTACACCTTGAACAGATTGCCGCCCGTGAAGAAAACGGGAATGCACGAATTTCAATACACATTGACCTTTGAGGGCATCCAATATGACCTTTTGCGGGTTCAATATGAATTGAGCATCGAGACATCGGGCAACCAACTTCAAGACGTGCAGGGCGATTCCTTGACCGGGACGTTGCGAAAGTTCATGGAAGTTCTTATTGCCAACGCGAACCGGGTGTTCCCCGGTCAATGGTCACTTGGCGAATGCCCGGAAACCGAATACAAGACTTTAACGTTTGACGGAGAAAATTGCCTTGCCGTCATGCAGAACCTTTGCAACGAGTTCACGGAGGGTTCGACAACCGTTGAATTTGACATCAACAAGGTCGATGGCGTTTATGTCGTTGACATGAAGAAAGTCGGTTCGGTGTTGCCTTACACATTCCAATTCGGACGCGGCGGCGGGATGTATGAATTGACGCGCCAAAATGTCACGTCATCCGACATCGTGACAAGGCTTTTTGTGTTCGGTTCGTCTGAAAACATATCGTTGAAGTATCGAGCCGACCGCCTTTGCCTACCCGGTTGCACCAAGCATCAATCATTCATCCAAGACAACGCCCTTGTCGCAAAGTATGGAATCATCGAGGGTCGCAAGGTGTTCGACAAGGTTAAACCGCATTATGACGGCGAAGTGACATCCGTTGTTGCGGGAAACGTGCTTCAATTCGTGGATTCCGGCTTTCCGTTCGACCTAATGGCCAAGAACGGCGATGAAACCATCTACCTTGTACCCGGAGAGAACGCGAAGATTCACTTCAACACGGGAAATTTGGCCGGGTATGAATTTGAAGTCACGAACTATGAACATTCGACACACAAATTCACCTTGAAGAAATTCCAAGATGACCGTGGCGATGTGTTCCCCAACGAAATAAGTGAAGCGTTCCAATTTCATGGGCGAAACGGCAGCGTTCCGGGCGACAAATACAAGATTCTTGGCATTATATACCCGGATTCAATCACCAACGCGGCGGAAACTGAATTGCAAGAAGAATCGGCCTTGTATTATCCGCAAGTGTCGCAACCAAAAGTGCAATATGCGTTGAGCCTTGAAAAGAACTTCTTGAAGAAACTTGTCGGCGGCGATGTGGCAAATGCCATCGTCAACGCCTTTGTCCCCGGCGACTACTTACACATTATCGACCATGACATTGATGTTGACAAATCCATCCGAATCAAAGGGTTCACCCGTGACATCTTGGATGAATACAAATACACCTTGACCATATCGGACACGGTTACGACATCAACGACAACCCGTGTCTTGCAGGAGTTGGCGGAGATTGACAAAATCATCCAAATCAACAACCTAAAAGACCCGGCAAGGGCAAGGGCGAATTGGAGAACATCCCGCGAAGTCCTTGACATGGTATTCGACCCGGACGGCGATTATTACACCGACCGAATCAAGCCCCTTTCGATTGATACGTCAATGTTGTCGGTCGGCGCGAAGTCAATGCAATTCGGATTGACGAACACCGTCATTCAACCGAACTTTAATGGCAATGCCAACATGGTTTCGTGGAAAGGCGGAGTTCTGACGCATTACACCATCAACGAGGATTCCGCCGTTTCATGGGTCATTGCCGATGGTTCAATCACGTTCAATGACAACAATGCCCGTTATTTGTATGCAAAATGCGAAAGGAACGGGACGGCGGGAACATTCCTTTGGAGTAATCAGCAAATAAAGGTCGAAGATGATGCCAATTATTATCATTTCTTGATTGGTACGTTGTCGAGCGTTGACACAGAACTGCAAGTCCGTTCCCTTGCCTTGACCTATGGATTCACGACAATCAACGGACGTTTCATCAAGACCGGGCGCATTGAATCAGCGGACGGGAATACATATTTCGACCTTGACAACGGAGAAATCGGCGGTCGAATAGTGTTCACCCGTAACGGCGAGGGAATGACCCTTGCGGAACTTGGCGCAGAATCAGCCAATGCACAATCGTTCATCAATTCCACCTTGCCCGGTCTGTTGACGGCGATGAACAATCAGATTGACGGCAAGATTGAAACGTGGTACACATCATCCGACCCATCAACCGCATGGACTACCAATGACGAACGTGCAAAGCATGTCGGCGACCTTTGGTTCAATACAACTACCAATGAAGCGAAACGATACAATTCAACGTATGCGTGGGAACTGATAAGGGATAAAGATGCCATCAAAGCCCTTGCAGACGCGGCGACCGCCCAAGACACCGCCGATGGGAAAAGACGTGTCTTTGTTGATACGCCATACCCACCTTATGACATCGGTGATTTGTGGACGCAAGGCGCATCCGGCGACCTCATGCGATGCGGTACGTCAAGACAGACGGGCGCATTCGTTTCGACTGATTGGGTCAAGGCGACAAAGTACACCGGGGATGAAAACTTGAACTACTTCATCCAAAACACTTTCCAAAACGCCGTGACGCAAATCAACACAAAGATTGACGGCAAGGTCGAAACATGGTTCACCAACACAGACCCGGCGGCGGCATGGACTACCAATGACGAACGCGCAAAGCATGTCGGCGACCTTTGGTTCAATACAACTACCAATGAAGCGAAACGATACAAATACGAATCGTCAACATATTCATGGGAGTTATTGCAAGATAAGGATGCCATCAAAGCCCTTGCAGATGCAGCGACCGCCCAAGACACGGCGGACGGCAAACGGCGCGTGTTCACTTCAACACCATATCCGCCCTATGATGTTGGCGACCTTTGGGCGCAGGGTGCAACGGGTGAACTTATGCGATGTGTCAATTCACGCCAAACGGGGAACTATGTCGCAAGCGATTGGGACAAGGCATCGAAATACACGGGTGACGAGAATTTGAACGACTTCATCCAAAACACTTATGACGTGGCCATCGCCGACATTTACCATCAACTTGACGGCGTTATTGAAACACATTTCGGCAACGGCGTTCCGACCCTAAACAACGCCCCGGCGGTTGATTGGAACACAACTGCATTGCGCGAAGAACACCTTGGCGATATGTACTACGACAACGATTCCGGCATTGGCTATCGTTTCAGCAAGGAAAACGGCACTTACAAATGGGTTGAAGTCCGTGACACGGGTGTTGCCGATGCCCTTGCAGCCGCCGCAAGAGCGCAGGACACCGCCGATGGCAAACGCCGTGTCTTTACTTCAACGCCATACCCGCCCTATGACGTGGGCGACCTTTGGGCATCCGGCACATTCTTGAAGCGTTGCATCACGGCAAGGACATCCGGGACGTACAATGCCGCCGATTGGGATTTGGCAACGAACTACACGGGTGACGAAAACTTGAATGCGTTCATCAACGGCGTGTTCTATGATTCCATATCGGACATATACGACCAACTTGACGGCAAACTTGAATCATGGTACACGTCATCCGACCCGTCAACAAATTGGGGTGCAGCGGAAAAGGCGAAGCACATTGGCGACCAATGGTTCAACACATCAACGAACCGTCTTTATCGTTATGCGTTTAGTGGCGGAACTTATTCATGGGTTGAAATCACCAATCAAATTGCAATTGATGCAGCATCCGCCGCCGCAAGAGCGCAAGACACGGCAGATGGCAAACGGCGTGTGTTCGTGGCACAACCGACAACACCTTATGACATCGGTGATTTGTGGACGCAAGGCACATCCGGCGACCTTATGCGATGCAAGACCGCAAGGGCAACGGGAAACTATGTCGCAAGTGATTGGGTCAAGGCAACAAAATACACCGGGGATGAAAACTTGAATGCGTTCATTGATGGTGTCTTTGCCGATTCAATTGCAGACATATACGACCAACTTGACGGCAAGGTTGAAATGTGGTACACGTCATCCGACCCGAACAATGATTGGGACACATTCGACAAAAAGGCCGAACATGTCGGCGATATGTGGTACAACACATCGTCACATCGTCTTTATCGGTTCATGTACACACGTTTAAACGCATTCTTTTGGGAAGAAATCACCAATCAAGATGCCTTGGATGCGGCGGCGGCGGCAAGCCAAGCCCAAGACACGGCAGATGGCAAACGGCGCGTGTTCACTTCAACACCATATCCGCCCTATGATGTTGGCGATTTGTGGGCGCAGGGTGCAACGGGTGATTTGAAAGTATGCAAAACAGCAAAATCCGCATCGCAGACTTATTCGTCATCCGATTGGGTAAAGGCGACAAAGTACACAGACAACACGGCGTTCAACAACTTTGTCAATAATGTGTACAATGTTCAAGTGACGGCATTTTCGACACAACTTGACGGCAAAATCGAAACATGGTTTCAGTCATCCGACCCGTCAACGCAATGGCTTACTTTGTCAGACGCGACAAAGCACATCGGCGACCTTTGGTTCAATACGACATCGCAAAGGCTTTACAGATGGGAAAACACCGATTCCGACAACTTTGCATGGCAGGAAATCACCAACAAGGATGCCTTGGACGCGATGGCGGCGGCAAGCCAAGCGCAAGACACGGCGGATGGCAAACGGCGCGTGTTCGTGGCACAACCGATAACACCTTATGACATCGGTGATTTGTGGGTCGATGGACGCGATTTGCGGCGATGTGTCACGGCCAAGACATCCGGGCAGTCATACAATGTGAACGATTGGGTTGTTGCGGTGTACTATGACAACACCAAAACGACCATTGACGGCGGTCTTGTAACATCCGGCACAATCCAAGTTGCGGGTGACAACCAATCCATCCTTGCAGGAATGACGGGCAACGGAACAACCGCCGAAAGCATCCGTTTTTGGGCGGGCGCGTCCTTTGAGAACCGGGCAACCGCCCCGTTCCGTGTCCGGCAAGATGGTGGTGTCGTTATGACCAAGGCGGACATCACGGGGAAGATAAATGCCACATCCGGCACAATCGGAGGTTTTGAAATCGCATCCGGGCGAATTGGTTCGGCATATTCACGAACAACGCAAGAGGGTCTTTCGTTGAGGAATGGAATGATTTCGTTCCGATACAAGGATTCAGACCGTGAACATTGGGCGGCAATCGGTGGTGATGCGGGATGGATTGTCGTTGATAATATGGCCGACTTTGAAATGAAGTCCGATTCCCCGTATGGATTGAATGGTTCGGCTTTGGTTGTAAAATGCAAGGCGGGAAACCGTTCTTATGACTATTATTATCAACAAAGAGCGATTGACTATGACGGCAATATATTCGGTGTAGGAAAACGCGCACAATTTGAATTAGGGTACATTGGGCAAGCGTGGACTAATACCATAACAAAGTATTTCGGCGTTACGCACATGTATCACTTCACGACTTGCGCTTCATCAATTCTTGAAATTGATTTGCCAACCAAATCGACGGTCGATTCAATGGTGTCGAATGAGGTTGTAATGTTCGATATTGAAATTGTTTGTGATAGGGATATGCCCAACAAAATAAGAATCATGTCAAGCAATGGCGCGCAAATCTACAACAATGATGGTGGCGCGCATTCATACATTGATATGGCGAAAGGCGACATCCTTGTCTTGCGCTATTATAATGGTGGTTACATGATAATACAACATCGAAATTGATATGGCACAAATAATATTGGCAAAATACACGCCGGGAAGCCCGTTGCGCCTTGTATGCACAGACACACGGGCGGGCGTGGAAGTTACAGAGTTGAGGGAATCCGGGTATCTTGACTTTGTACCAAGCGAACAACCAACGCCCGAACCGGGAAAGGTCGTTGTCGAATCGCTTGAAATCATCGGCGGAAAGGTGGTTCAGTCTTGGGAAATCCGGGACGAACCCGCCCCCGCCGGGGAGTGATAACCGCAAAAAGTTATGCTTGCGTTATGCAACAATGTATCATTGTAACACACAAAAGCATTACCTTTGCACAACAAAAATTCAAAATGAAATAGAAATGATAACAAGAAGCGGTGAAATGGTTTCCGCACAAGTCGGAATCATGGGGACGGTCACGGGTCTTGCATCCGGCGATTTCAGCCTTGCAGACGGTCAGCCGTTCAACATCAAGAATGACGGTATTTCCCCGGTTGAACTTGAAGTGCAACTTGCAGGAATGCCGGACGGGACAACCATCACAACGAAGTTCGATTGTGGTTGGAATCCCGAAATCGTGAAAGTAATTAAGGCAACATCGTTGTCAAGTATCAACCTAAAATTCGGTTACTAATATGGGACTTTTAATCGGATTGGGCGGAACAAAGCCGACTTTCGCCTATGATTATTATTACGGCATCGAATGGGACACAAGCGTTTCCAATCCCGTTCCAACAAGAATCGGGAAAGCGGAACTTCACGCATCATTGCCCGTTCAATCAATGATTCGCCGTTGCACGTTGGCAGATGATGGCACGGTCAACTATTATCTTCACGCCAACGATTCAACGAAGCAGGACAACGGCGCGGCGGCACATCTTGACGGCACAGACGGGCAAGTCATGGTCGAGTTGCCCGATTGCTATGCACGTTTTGAAATGGACGGCTTGAAACGCCGTGCGCTGATTTCGACCGAACCTTTGCCCGGTTTCATCAAGTGGAACAAGGCATATATTTCGGCCTATGAAGCAGCATGTGACAGAACAACGGCATCAACGCCGAAACTTGCGTCCGTTGTGAATACGTCCGAGGCTTTCCGTGGTGGCAACAACACGGCGGCATGGGACGGGACGCATCGTTCGTTGCTTGGCCGTCCGGCGACAAACATTTCCTTGACGAATTTCCGTACCTATGCCCGCCGCCGTGGTACAACGGAATGGAACTGCAACGTCTATCAGTTGCACAAAGAACTTTGGTGGTTCTTTGCAATCGAGTATTGCAATTTCAATTCGCAAGCAGCGTTCAACGCCGCATTGGATTCCAACGGCTATCGTCAAGGCGGACTTGGAAGTGGCGTTACAACATTATCCGATTCAAAATGGAGTGCGTGGAATAGTTATGAACCGTTCGTTCCTTGCGGTACAACAAACAGCCTTGGCAATCACACGGGCGTTGTTGACTACGTTCTTGAAGCGGGCGGATATGACACGGCGGCAACAACCGTTCACGTTCCATCGTATCGCGGCGTTGAAAACCCGTTTGGCCACATTTGGAAATGGACTGACGGTTGCAAGGCCATCATTCAGAGTGAAGCAGCGGGCGGACGTTCCATGTTCTACACATGCGACAACCCGGCGAACTTCACATCATCCGGCGTGGCCAACTACAACCATCGCGGCGACTTGCCGCGAACAAATGGATATGTGAAAGAAATATTGCTTGGCGAGTATGGAGAAATCATGCCGTTGTCTATCGGCGGAGGTTCGACAACTTACTTTTGCGATAATTTCTACACGTCCGTTCCCGAAAGCGGGTCATCCGAACGTGGCGTTTTGTTCGGCGGTACTGCGTCTTATGGTGCGCTTGCGGGGTTCGTTTATGCGTCTACGTATTATACGGCTACGAGTGCGAATGCGAGTATCGGGTCGCGGCTTTGCTTCATCCCGGCGGCGTAATCGGCGCGAAGCGCAAAATCGAAAGTCGTTCATCCCTTGCCGCATGACGGGATGAATGGCCGGAACTTCAAAGGTAGGGCGGCGACAAAGCCGCCCCGCCTTTCAAAAAAATATTAAAGGGTTGTCCTTTGTCGTGGCGTTTTGTTCAGCGGTAATGCGAATAATGGTGCGAATGCGGGGTTCGTTTATGCGAATACGAATAATACGGCTACGAATGCGAATGCGAATATCGGGTCGCAGCGTTGCTTGAAAAATACAATCTTGCATCAAAGGAGACCTTGCCACAAAAACGCCGGAATCCCGGTGAATGACTTGGAGAAATCCAAGGGCAAAAAATTTAATCAGTAAAACGGACTTGGTAGGGAAACCGAAAAGCCCAACTATACAAGCAAAGTCAAGGTACATGAAGCGAATCGGCGACTTATATGACAAGATAATCAGCATCGACAACTTGCGTCTTGCGGATGAAAAAGCCCGCAAGGGGAAGTTGCGTTCGTATGGTGTCAAAGTCCATGACAAGCACCGTGAAGCAAATCTTGCGTCCTTGCATGAAAGTTTGAAGAATCAGACTTTCAAGACATCCGAATATTACCAATTCAAAATCTTTGAGCCGAAAGAACGTTTGATTTCGCGTTTGCCTTATTTCCCGGACAGAATCGTTCATCATGCCGTTATGAACTACCTTGAAGATATATGGGTTTCCGTTTTCACGGCGGACACATATTCTTGCATCAAGAACCGGGGAATCCACAAATGCGCAAAGGACGTTCGATTCGTTTTGGATAACGACCCCGCCGGAACAAAGTATTGCTTGAAAATCGACATCTGCCATTTCTACCCAAGCATCGACCATGACATCTTGAAGCAGATTGTCCGCCGGAAAATCAAGGATTCCCGGTTGCTTTGGCTTCTTGACGAAATCATTGATTCGGTTGAATGCGGTGTCCCAATCGGCAACTATCTTTCGCAGTATTTCGCAAATCTCTATCTTGCATATTTCGACCATTGGTTGAAAGAGAAAAAGGGCGTGAAGTATTATTTCAGATATGCCGATGACATTGTGATTCTTTCCGACAACAAGGATTGGTTGCACGGGATTCTTGTTGACATGCGGAAATACTTGCATGACAACTTGAAGTTGAAAGTCAAAAGGAATTGGCAGGTGTTCCCGGTAGATTCACGCGGGATTGATTTTCTTGGATATGTGTTTTACCATACACATACAAGGTTGCGCAAGGGCATCAAACAACATCTTTGCCGCCGGGTGGCAAGGTTGAACAAGCGGAAGTCCAAGCCAACGAAAATGCAGTACAAGCAGGCAATCGCATCATGGTGGGGTTGGTGCAAGTATTGCGATTCAGTTAATTTAATGTCAAAAATTCAAAAAGATTTGCCCTATGAAATTAGATTCAATCGCGCCAAACGCGCATTACGACATGGAACACGGCAAACCCGCCGCGATTCAGCATGACAACGATGGTTCAACCATTATCCGCTACAACATCGAACCCGAATTTGCAGAAAAAGAGGGCGATGGTGAGCCGGAACAAATCGGTTGGATGTGTCACGAAGTCCGCATTTGGGAGAAGCCCGAAAAGGCATCCATCAAGAAAGCGGTCATCCGCGATGTGATTGACGAATCCGCCGAATTTGCGCTTGTCAACGCATACAATTCACATGCCCTTGGCATTGAAATCAACCCCGCCGCCGTTGAGGAATACAAGGAATATTTGCAGTTCCGGGCGGACGTTGACAAGATGGTCGAATCCATCCTTGAAGAAACAGAGTAAAAACGAAAACCAACTTTGACAATGGCAAGATTTAGCGATTTAGGTCTTGAAGCGGATGTGATTATCGGCAAGGGAATCGACCTTGAAGATTTGTTTGACAAGCGAATCTTGATAGAAAAGACCCTTATTCAGCCGACAAAGTTTCCGGGAAAGAATCAATCCGGGTTGAGAATGCAAATGCAAGTTGTCCTTGCTACTTTCAACAAAGAGCCGGACGCGGCGGGTGATTATTTCACCAAGGACGCGAACGGCAATGCGGTTGGTGAACGGCGTTCGTGTTTCACCGGGTCGGACATTCTGATTGGCTACATTCAGAAAGCGCAAGCACAATTGCCCGTCATCAACGAAAGGCGCAGGGAGAACGGCGAAAAACCGTTGAATTTGTTTCCGATGGACACAACCATTGTCAAGGTCGGCAAGTGCTTTCAATTCACTTAAAAAACCATACGACAATGAACGAAATACAATTTTCAGTCGGCCAAAAACTGATGCAATGGTTGACAAGCATCGTGGCCGGGTTCATCGTGGCCGTGGAAACATCCATCGACTTCTTTGTCCCGTGTCTGATTGCGGTCATCCTTGATGTCATTTCCGCCTATGCACTTGGCCGCCGCGTTCATAAAAAGTACCCGGACAAGTCGGACGGCAAGTTCAAATCGGAATACAAGTGGCGAATCCTTGCGACAATGATCATCGCTTGGCTTTGCATCATCCTTGCGTCATACGTTGATGTCAACGTCCGGCATTCGGGTGACGGCCTTGCGGTTCGGTTCGCGGTCGCCGTGTTTCTGTTTTATGAACTTTGGTCATGCCTTGAAAATTGGTCATCCGAGAATGACAAGCCGATTGCCAAGGCAATGCAAAGAATCATGGTGAACAAGGCGGAAAGACATTTGAACGTCCCATTGTCCGACATTCTCATGCCGGATGACAAGGGGGCAAGTGAACAACCCATAAACGACAACGAAGATGGCCAATTGTGACAAACTTTTGCCGTTCATCCTCAAATGGGAGGGCGGCTTTGCGAACGACCCCGCCGATTCCGGCGGCGCAACCAACATGGGCGTGACAATCGCAACGTGGCGGCAATGCGGATATGACAAGGACGGGGACGGCGACATTGACGTGCAGGACTTGAAGCAGATTTCAAGGCAGGACGTGCGCGACCGCGTGTTCATCCCGCATTTTTGGAATCGTTGGAAAGCCGACCAAATCCAATCGCAGAAAGTCGCCAACATCCTTGTCGATTGGGTTTGGGGTTCGGGTGCGCACGGCATCAAGATTCCGCAACGAATCCTTGGTGTCAAGGTTGACGGCATTGTCGGCCAAAAGACGATTTCCGCCGTGAACTTTGCCGACCCGGATGAACTTTTCGATGCCTTGTTCAAGGCGCGTGTGAACTTCTTGAACAACATCGCTTCATCGTCTGTTGCAGCCTATGAACGGCGCATCGGGCGAAAGGCGACCGAGAAAGAGAAGTTGAAGCACACGAAGAAACGCTTCATCAAGGGATGGTTGAACAGATTGAACGACTTGAAAAACTTGAAGTGAAATGAAAAAGACGATTATCGCATTGATTGCATCCATCGTTCTTGCGTCTTGCGGCACATCGCGCAAGGCGGCAAGGGACAAGACCGAACACGTCATTGACAGCACGGGAACGGCCATCACCCGGAACGAGAGTTCAGACACGTTCGTTGACACGACCCGGACACAGACCGGGGAAATTGTCATCACCGAAATTGAGTTCTACCCGCCGGACATGGAAGATGCCGATTCATCCAAGCGGCCATCGGTCTCCGATGTCGAGTTGCCGGGAACGGGGCGCGTGAAAGGTTCTATCAAGCGAATCACGCAGACCCAAGTCAAGCAGAAAGACGAACGCCGGGGACAGAGCAAGGAAAGCAGCGTGTCCGATGAATCGAAAACCAATGCAGCCGTGAAGCGGCGTGACACAGACGAACACAAGGAATCGACACCCGTTGCCGACCCGTTCCGATGGCGTTACATCGCATTCATCGTGGCGGTCATCGTTGCCGCCGTCTTGCTTCTATACTTGAAAAGACAACCGTTCGTGCGCGTCATCCGCAATTTCATCACCCGGATTCGCGGGTTTCTGAAATAAAATGCGTACCTTTGCACCGTCATTGTTGCGAAACGGGGAGTTGCACCCCGAACGATGATGGTTGGCCGGGGAGTTGCACCCCGGCCTTTTTCGTGCGCTGAAAATTCAGCCGACCCCGCTTTTGGACGGTTGAAGCCCCGGAAATCCAAAAGTTTTTGATTTTTGTGTACGTTTTCATCCAAAAGAATGAAAAACGTCTAAAAGTGCGCATAAAAAACGCCCGGAAATGTGTTAAATCCGGGCGTTTCGTGTACAAATTCGTGTACATTGTTTGTAAGTGCTTGTAAATCAAGCGCGATTGCGGAGGGAGAGGAACTAAGACCCAATATTTCACGAAGAATCACGAAACCGCAAACCGCCATTTTCGCGGGTTTCGTGTTCATGGTGCATTTATTCACCATATCACGAAATATCATTGAATCCCATATTTCCGTGTACAAATTCGTGTACATGCCTTTTTCCATTTTTGCCCCGTGTACATTTTCAAAAATCGTCAAAGCGCGACATCGCCGTTCGCTTGACTTCATCAATTATCTTCATGTAAGGCTTCATCGCTTCAAACGATGAATGCCCCGTCCATCGCATGATGACTTCGGGCGGGATGCCAAGGCGCAAGGCGTTCACAACGAACGTCCGGCGGGCGACATGCGTTGTCATCAATTGCCATTTTGGAAACAATTCTTCATGCCGGACGTTGTTCGTGAAGTACACAATGCGGGTCGGCGTGTCAATCCCGGCGAGTTTGCCAAGGTCTTTCAAGTGCGCATTCATCTTTTCGTTACTGATGACGGGCAAGGCGAGATTCCCCGGAAACGGCGCGTCCTTGTACTTGTCAAGGATGGCTTGCGAATGCTTGTTCAGTTCAACCCGGATGCCGTCAACGGTCTTTTTGGTGACGAACACGATCATCCCGTCCCGGATGTCATATCGGGTCAACTTCTTTGCGTCTGAATATCGAAGCCCGGTGAAGCAGCAGAACAAGAACACATCCCGGACACGTTCAAGGGCGGCTTGGCTTTCGTTGAACGTCATTTCTTCCAAGCGTCTGACTTCATCCTTTGTCAAGAAGATTATTTCGCGCGAATCAACGGATGTCCCTTTCAACCGTGGCTTGAACACTTGGTGCGCGTTTCCATGATAGAACCCGTTTTCGGAAGCCCACCGCAAGAACCATTTGAGGAACGACACCTTGCTTTTGATGGTGGTGTTGCGGAATCCCCGCCCGTGCAGATAGGACACGAACAATTGCGCCTTGGCTTCATCGAACGTGGCAAGATCAAGCCCTTTGTCGAATGCTTCAAGATGGTTTCGCAGGGCATGGAACTTTTCATGTGTCCCCGCCGTCCATTCGTTTTTCTTTCCCATCGTTTCGGTGAACATGTCGAACACGTCAAAGAACTTTGGCGCGTTGCTTGCGTCAAGGATTGATTTCTTGCCGATGTAGTCATTGAACAACGCCTTGACTTCATCGTTGGCAGGGGTTCGCATTTCGATGATTTCAAAGCGGGCGAACACGTCACCAATCTTGCCGACCCAATCCCCGATTGTTCGGTTGATGTCTGTTGCGACCGGGGTGTTCACGCCGGACTTTGGGCGCATGGTGTCGAAGTCCCAATCATCGGCATCAATCTTCAATGTCTTGGGAAATGGAAAGTCCATCGGCGTTTGCCCCTTGATGGTCACGCGCATACGGATTCCAAGGTTCTTTGTTTCCCCCGGATTCCGTTTGTGCAAAAGGAATTTGATTGTCTTGTCAATTATCATTGCGTTTCATCATTTTGCCGCGTCCCAAAAGCAGCCATTCAGCCGAAAACATGAAGTCGTTGCAAAGGTATTGCAGCGCGTCAAGGTCAACGACCTTGTATTTCCATTCTTCAACGGGCTTGTTCAAGTCGT